TATTGATGGTGAAGCACTCGCTACTCTTATTGTTAACAAAATGAGAGGTATTTTGAATGTATGTGCTGTTAAAGCTCCTGACTTTGGTGATCGTCGTACTTTGCTTATGAATGATATGGCTACATTAACTGGTGGTCAAGTAGTTGATAAGGACAAAGGTATGAAATTGGAAAAGTTTGATTTGAATTGGTTAGGTGAATGCCGTACAGTCACTGTTACTAAAGAAACTACAACTATTGTAGATGGAGCTGGAGATGCTGATACAATTAAAGAATTATGTACTTCACTCCAAAACCAAATTGAAAATTCAACTTCACCATTTGAAACTGAAAAGCTCCAAGAACGTTTAGCTAAATTGGTTGGTGGTGTAGCTGTCATTCATGTAGGTGGAAACACTGAAACTGAGATGAAAGAGAAAAAAGATCGTGTTGATGATGCTCTTCAAGCTACTAAAGCTGCTATTGAAGAAGGTATTGTTCCTGGAGGTGGATTAGCCTTACTCCACTCAGCGTATAACACAGTTTGTGAAACTAAAAATTATGATGAAGAATTAGGCTGTAAAATTATGCAATCAATCCTCCAGAAACCATTTGAACAAATTCTTATTAATGCTGGACTGGAAGATGAAGTACATTCTATTAAATATTCTATTTTAGATCAAGAAGATAAAAATGTAGGTTATAATATTAAAGCTTCTGAATTTATTGATTTCTTTGAGGCTGGTATTATTGATCCAACTAAGGTTACAAGATGTGCTCTTGAAAACGCTGTTTCTATCGCTGGTACTATTTTGTTAACTGAATGTACTATGGTTGAGAAACCAAAAGAAAAGAGTGAAGAATCACTTGGAGGTATGCCTGGAATGTTTTAAATTTAAGTGATGTCTGAATTCGAAACTGTTGAACAAAAACAGCTCATTGCTAAGAGAGTACCACCTGGTGACAGGTGGGCTCTCATTAATGAGCCTAATATTGTAATTTCTTCTCTAACAGAAGCATTAGAAAAATATTTTCAACAAACTAAATTTAATAAAGCATTTTATCTTGATCCTTTAGGAGGTGCTTTATATTCTGTAGATAGAGTAGAAATAGAAATTAAACCTGAACCAATCAAAACATTTGACTTCTACGGAGATGGCTATCAATAATACACTTTGGGTTGAAAAATATCGCCCTGATATTTTAGAAAATTATGTTGGAAATGAAAATTTAAAAGAAACTATTTCCAAGTATATTGAACAGAATGATATACAAAATTTAATTTTCTACGGACCCGCTGGTACAGGTAAGACAACCTTAGCTAAACTTTTAGTTAAGAATATTAATTGTAATTTCATCTATATTAATGCTTCAGATGAAAGAGGAATTGAAACCATTAGAGACAAAGTATCAGGATTTGCTAGTACAATGTCTTTTAAACCACTTAAAGTAGTTATTTTAGATGAGGCTGATTTCTTGACTATTCAAGCTCAAGCCTCACTTCGAAATGTTATTGAAACATTTTCTAAAAGTACTCGGTTTATTCTTACCTGTAACTATATAGAACGTATTATTGACCCACTTCAATCTCGTTGTCAGACACTTAAAATTATACCTCCTAGTAAAGCTGATGTAGCTAGACATCTCTGTAAAGTTTTAAGTCAAGAGAATGTTAATTATGATACTGATAGTGTAGTTAACATTGTTAAAAAACAATACCCAGATGTTCGAAAGATGTTGAACATCTGCCAAATGTCATCTAAAAAAGGTGAATTAGTTGTTGATTCTCAAACTTTAGTATCAAGTAATTATATTGATCAAATTATTGAGCTATTACCTAATAATAAATCTTTCAAACAAATTAGACAAATAATTGCTGATTCTAATGTAGATGATTTTGAAGCCCTATATAAGGCACTTTATGAGAGAATAGATGATTATACTATAAGAGATGCTGAAGCTATAATCATTATTGAAGAATATCTTTACCATGCTAACTTCAGAATTGATAAAGAAATAAATGTTATGGCTTGTATAGCTAAATTATTAACTCTTACAGGTAAAAAAATTTTATGAGAGAGATAATAGAGTTTGGAGATCGAAAATTTCTTTTATATCGTATGATAAGAGAGTTTGAAAAATTAGAACCTAACACCCTAAAAGAATATTGGTACTGTGATACAGTATTAAAAAAAGAAGATATATATTATTTTTGTAACGAAATTAAAGACATAGAATATGAAGAAATCAGAAACAACTAATACTCAACCTCAAATTGAGTTGAAAAACACCACAGCTATCCAAACTGAAAATGGAAGTGACATTTGGAAACAAGGAGTAGTTCTAAGACGAGTATCTCGTTTTATTACTAATAGTGCTGAAGATGCTATCCTCCCTATTCCTGTATTTTATGATGGTTCAACTGGTAAGATTTTGAAAGAATCTCTTCCACTTGACTTGAGAGAAGAATATGACACTATTTGATTGGTTAAAAGAGTTGACAGGTAGTAAACGTGATTGGGATTCCTTCTCTGATAAAGAGAGGGAATCCTTTAATCCGTATATGGTTAATCGTTTTCTATCAATGCATCAACCTTTTATTGAATTAGTTAATTATGTTCAAACTATTCCTTATACTGATAAGGAAAAATATTATAAAGTATATTGTGGTTTACTCCCCAAACAAAATGTTTGGCTTAAATATGTTAAATCAAGTATGAAACAACCCACCTCTGATCTTGTAGAAGCTATAGCTAAAATTTATGAGTGTTCTACCCGTGAAGCTGCTAACACTGTAATAGTATTAGATAATTCTGATTTGGAAGATATACTTTACAAAGCAGGTTATCAAGATAAAGAAATAGTTAAAATGTTTAAATAATGGATAGTATAGTAAAATCAATAATAAATCAATTTACAACCCGAGCAGAAGCAGGTGAAACTAAATATGGTGTAAACATGGACCGAAATGATTTATCATTTCAAGAATGGATTACCCATATGAAACAAGAACTAATGGATGCTATCATCTATTTAGAAAAAATAGAAAAACTATATGGCGAAAAAGACAAAGCCACAGATACTAAGTGAGATAAAAACAAAACAATTACCTGAGGTAAACTATGCTTACCATAAGGTAATTTCCTACTCCCAGATCTCTATGTTTCAGAATTGTCCCCATAAATGGGCACTTCAGTATAGAGATGGACATTATGATGAATCTCCCTCTATCCATTTTACATTTGGTACCGCTATGCATGAAACCATTCAAGAATGGCTCACCATTATGTATGAAGAATCAGCAGCTAAAGCTGATTCTATTAATTTAGAGGAACTTTTTCAAAGTAAGTTTATAAGTTTATATCAAGAAGAATTTAAAAAGAATTCTAATACCCACTATTCTTCACCTGAACAATTAAGAGAATTTTTTGATGATGGAGTAGCTATACTTGATTTCTTAAAAAAGAAACGAAATCTATACTTTAAGAAAAAAGAATGGCATTTAGTAGGAGTAGAATTACCTATTCTAATAGAATTAGGTAAAAATATCATATATAAGGGTTATATTGACTTAGTTTTATATGATGAAAAGAATGATAAGTTCTATGTTTATGATATAAAAACTTCAACTAAAGGATGGGGTGATAAGGAAAAGAAAGATGAGACTAAACAAATGCAACTTGTCTTTTATAAAAAATTCCTTAATGAGTTATATGGAGTGCCTCTTGACAATATTGAAGTAGAATTCTTTATCTTACGCCGCAAAATATGGGAAAATACCGACTATAATATAGCTCGTATACAACAACATAGACCGGCGGCGGGCCGTAATAAATTAAATAAAGCTAAGAAAATAATAGAAGATTTTATTAATGATTGTTTTGATTCTAAAGGAAAACCATTAACTAAAGAACATAACAAAATAGTATCTAAAGGTTGTCAATATTGCCCATTTAATAGTAAAAAAGAGCTTTGCAACAAGCTACACTCTTAACACCTCCCAATATATTTATATACATAAATACTAAACAATTAATAAGTCATGTCAGATAAAGTTTTAACAAGTGTTAAGATACAACCCGAACTCTTTGAAGAGTTTAAGGTTGCTTGTGTAAGGCATAAATTCTCATTACAAAAGCTTGCCGATCGATGTATTCATTTATATCTTACGGATGAGGATTTTAGAAAAAAAGTTCACAATCATAATAATTTAGAAATATGAAACCAGGTTACATTCCAAGAGAAAAACGTAAAAAAATTCTCCTAATGTGTGATGACATTAGGACACATTCCGGTATAGGAACAGTTGCTAAAGAAATTGTAATTCATACAGCTCATCACATTAATTGGGTAAATGTTGGAGCTGCTATTAATCATCCTGAAGCAGGTAAAAGATTTGACTTAAGCCAAAACACAGGTGAATTAGCAGGCGTTGATGATGCTTCAGTTATCTTATACCCAAGTAATGGATATGGTTCTCCTGATCTAGTTAGACAATTAATAGATATGGAAAAACCAGATGCTATATTCATTATTACTGATCCTAGATATTGGGTATGGTTGTTCCAAATTGAAAATGAGATTAGGAAAAAAATTCCTATTATTTACTTAAATATTTGGGATGATTATCCGGCACCAATGTATAATGATGCTTTCTATGAATCATGTGATTTGTTGATGGGTATTTCAAAACAAACTGTAAATATTAATAAGTTAGTACTGGGGGATAAGGCTAAGAATAGATTAATTAAGTATGTCCCTCATGGTTTGAATCATGAAATTTTTAGACCTTTAGATAAGGAAGATGAACAGTTAGTTGAGTTCAAGAAAAACTTATATAAGGATAAGGAAATAGAGTTTGCAGTTTTGTTTAATTCTAGAAATATTAGACGTAAACAAGTACCTGATACTATTTGGGCCTATAAGATGTTTGTTGATAAGTTGCCCTTAGAACAAGCTAAAAAATGCGCTTTGGTTTTACATACTCAACGTGTTGATGAGAATGGAACTGATTTGCCTGCTGTTATTGATATGTTGTGTGGTGATGATGAAAGGTATAACATCATATTCTCTGATCAAAGACTTGATCCTTATGGTATGAATTTGTTGTATAATAGTACTGATTGTCAAATACTATTGACTTCAAATGAAGGGTGGGGTTTAAGTTTAACTGAGGCTTTATTGGTTGGAAATCCAATTATAGCTAATGTTACTGGTGGAATGCAAGACCAGATGAGATTTGAGGATGAAAAAGGATTATGGATTGATTTTGATGATCAGTTCCCTTCAAACCATAGAGGTAGATATAAAAAGTGCGGCCCATGGGCATTCCCAGTATTCCCAACTAGCATTTCAATAGTAGGTTCAGTTCCAACACCTTATATCTTTGATGATAGATGTGAACCAAGTGATGCAGCTGAAAAGATTTTTGAAGTATACAGTTTAAGCCCTGATGAAAGAAAGGCTAGAGGATTATTAGGCAGAGAATGGGCTATAGGAGATGAAGCCGGATTTACTTCAGCTCAACAAGCAGAACGTGTTATTGAAAATATAGAAGAATTGTTTGCTAATTGGACACCTAGAAAAAATTATCACATAATTAAATGTGATCCTGTTAAGAAAAAAGTTGCACCTCATAATTTAGTATATTAATGAAACCAATGTTTGTAGTTAGCTGTCCGATTGACACGTACAGCGGTTATGGAGCTAGAGCTCGTGATTTTGTAAAAGCACTTATCAAATTAGATAAATATGATGTTAAAGTATTACCTCAAAGATGGGGTAATACACCTTGGGGGTTTATTGAAGATCATCCTGAATGGCAATTTTTAAAGGCTTATTTATTACCTGTGGGTAATCAATTACCAAAGCAACCTGAGATTTGGTGTCAAATTACAGTACCTAATGAATTTCAACAAGTTGGGAAGTATAATATTGGATTAACAGCTGGTATTGAAACAACAGGATGTCATCCAACTTGGATAGAAGGATGTAATAGAATGGATTTGGTTTTAACTTCCTCTACCCATAGTGCTGAAGTATTTAGACAAATTAGATTTGAACAACGTGATAGAAATACTAACCAAGTAGTAGGGCAATATGAATTACAAAAACCTGTTGAAGTACTAATAGAAGGAGTTGATACTGAAAAATATAGTTCTAAAAAATCAAATTTTGATTTATCTCAAATTAAAGAAGAATTTGCCTATTTATTTGTAGGACATTGGATGCAGGGTAACTTAGGCCATGATAGAAAAAATGTTGGCCTTTTAATTAAATTATTTTTTGAAGCCTTTAAAAACAAGAAAAACACACCAGCTCTTATCCTTAAAACAACTTGTGTAGGTGCTTCTTATATGGATCGAGATGAAATTCTTAAACGAATTGATATAATTCGTGATTCTGTGGATGCTCGATCTACCCCTAATGTTTATTTAATTCATGGTGAGTTGACTGATGAAGAAATGAATGAGTTATATAATCATTCTAAAGTTAAAGCAATGGTTAGTCTAACTAAGGGCGAAGGATTTGGTAGACCGCTTTTAGAATTTAGTTTAACTAAAAAACCAATTTTAGCTTCAAACTGGTCAGGCCATAAAGACTTCCTCTCAGAAGAATTCACAACATTAATCCCAGGTGAACTTCATAATTTAGATGATAGTTCAGTTGTGCAAGATATGTTAATGAAAGAATTTCAATGGTTTGGGGTTGATAATGGGGCCGCTTTCGCATCATTAAGAGATGTCTTTGCTAATTATAAAGATTATAAAGAAAAAGCTAATAGACAGGCTTTTAGAAGTAAAACTAATTTTAGCTTTGAGAAAATGATTGAACAATTAGATAATTATTTAACTAAATATTTACCTGAATTTCCAAAACAAGTTCAACTCAAGTTACCACAGTTGAAGAAAATAGAGTTACCTAAACTTAAAATAGTAGAAAATGTCGAAAGTTCAAGATAATTTAATTATATGCGCTCGATGTGGTAGTGATGCTTGCTATGAGCATATAATTCATTCTGATTATGTTATTAATATGTGTTATGGTTGTGGTTTTACAACTAATACTTTAATGACTGATGAAAGTGAATTTTTAGAAGAACAAGTTGAAGTATTACCTGAATTATATAAAGATCTTCTTTATAAGGATTATGAGAATAAGTATTGGATGCCTTCCACTATTAATGTACCTGATAAAGGTATGATTTTCATCAATGGTAAATCTACTGAAAATTGGAAATGGACCGCTGTTAAAGCTATTGAAATACTTGAAGAAGAAAAATCTAAGTTTCCTGAAGGTAATACTCATAAGATGGATATGGGTAATGCTAAAGAGTTTGAAGAAAAAGATTTTATGGATGCCTTAAGTTACATTGGTCTTTTACCTTAAATTTATTATATTTAGGTAATAATGAAAATTAGTTATGGAATCACTGTATGTGATGAATATGAAGAAATAGTTCGGTTAATTGATTTTCTTCATGAACGTAAATATCCCGAAGATGAGATTTGTGTTTTATTAGACAAACCAAAAGCGTCTCCTATTCTATTTGATAGGTTATATAGATACTCATCTGCTAATTGGATTCTTCTAAAAGAAAGTGCCTTTCAAGGACACTTTGCTGATTGGAAAAATGAACTAACTAGAATGTGTTCTGGTGATTATATTTTTCAAATTGATGCTGATGAAGTACCTAATGAATATTTAATGGAATCCCTACATGAGATATTAGAGGCCAACCTTGAAGTCGAAGTATACCAAGTACCCAGAGTTAATACTGTTGAGGGTTTAACTCAAGAACATATCAATAAATGGGGATGGAATGTCAATGAAAAAGGATGGGTTAATTTTCCTGACTATCAATGGCGTATCTATAAAAACATTCCTGAAATAAAATGGAAAAATAAAGTCCATGAGATTTTAGAAGGATATAAAACAGTAGCTTTGATTCCATCATATGAAGACCTATCTTTATATCATCCTAAAACTATAGAAAGACAAGAAAAACAAAATAACTATTATAACACACTATGAGTGAAAGAAAATATCTACCAACATTAAGTGAATTGATTGATCGTTTATCAATCACACAATTAAAAGAAGTGTTCATTACAGAACATAAAATAGAATATGCTGCTGAGATAGCTGATATAGTTCATGATATTCAATTACATTTAAATGAATGTAAAGAACCAATCACTGCTGAAACAATTCGCGCTATTATAGTTTTATCGCAAATGAATCTTCATATTTGGCATAATGAATCAAATGTTAGAAGTGGAAAATCAGGCCCAAATGCTTTAGCTTTAACCCATGGGTTAAATGGTATCCGTAATACAGCTAAAAATCAAATTCAAGAAATAATGGGAGGTCGTAAAGATTATAAAATTGATTGTTTAGCAGCTGATTTTAAGGGCTGGGAAGTTAGTTGGTAATAAAAAAAATATAGTTATGAAAAAAATATGGTATGCTCCTAATAAATTTGAATCCTACGGGGAAGAAGAAATTAAAGCTGTAGAACAATGTCTTAGAGATGGTTGGTTAGCTGGTTTTGGTCCTCGTTCAATTGAATTTGAAGAAAAAATAGCTAAATTTTTTGGTAAAAAATATGGTGTCTTTGTTAATTCTGGTTCATCAGCTTGTTTACTAGCTTTAGCTAGTTTACAACTCCCTAAAGGAACTAAGATAATTACACCAGCATGTACATTTTCCACCACATTAGCTCCTATTATTCAATTAGGACTTGTTCCTATATTTGTAGATGTAGATTTAACCACATATTGTGCTAATGTAGAGGAAGTGTTAGCAGCTGTTGATAATGAAGTAAAAGTGCTTATGATACCTAATTTAATAGGTAATAAACCAAATTGGAAAGCAATTAAAGATGGCTTAGCAGCTATAGGAAGAGAAGATATCGTCCTGATTGAAGACTCAGCCGACACAATAACACACACCCCAGAAACGGATATAGCTACAACTAGTTTCTATGCTAGCCATGTTATTACAGCTGGTGGAGCTGGGGGTATGGTAATGTTTAATGATGAAAAATTAAGAAATGTATCATTACAATTTAGAGATTGGGGTAGGATAGGTGACAACTCTGAAGAAATGTCAGATAGATTTAATCATAATGTAGATGGTATTCCATATGATTATAAATTTTTATATGGAGTATTAGGTTATAATATGAAATCTTCTGAAATGAATGCTGCTTTTGGTTTAGTTCAACTTGAAAAATTTAAACAATTTGAACAAATTAGACGAGCTAATATTGAACGTTATATTGAAAATCTTCAAGGAGTAGGTGATATTATATTACCTGATGATAGTATTAAGCCTAATTGGTTAGCTATCCCACTCCAAACTGAAAAACGATATGAATTACTTCATTTCTTAGAAGAGAATAATATACAAACAAGAGTAACATTTGCAGGTAATGTAACACGTCATCCTGTTTATAGAGAATATTTGCAAGAATTTAATAATTCAGACACTATCATGAAAAACGGTTTCTTATTAGGTGCTCATCATGGTATGACTGTTGAGGATGTAGATTATGTTTGTGATAAAATTAAAGAATTTTTTAATAAATGAAAGTAGTATATATAACAGGTTGTTTAGGTTTTATAGGTTCCTATGTTACTCGAGCTTGCCTTAAAAAAGGTTGGTATATAAAAGGTGTAGATAAAATTACATATGCTGCTAATAAAGATCTATTAGAAGAATTCAAACAATACCCTAATTTTTCATTTGTACATTGTGATATAAAAGATCTAGAATTTCTATATGATTGTGATTATGTTATTAATACAGCTGCTGAAACCCATGTTGGTAATAGCATAGTTAAATCAGATGATTTTGTCCATTCAAATATAAATGGAGTACATCATTTGTTAGAGCTAATTAGAAATTTTAGACAAGAAGGAAAAGATGTACCTACATTATTTCATTTCAGTACAGATGAAGTATATGGAGATATAGAAAATGGTATTCATACTGAAAGTGATTTATTAAAACCAAGTAATCCTTATTCAGCTACTAAAGCTGCTGCTGATCAATTAGTATTAGCTTGGGGACGTACATATAATTTACCTTATATTATAGTTAGACCAACAAATAATTATGGTATAGGACAATATGTTGAAAAACTTATTCCAAAAACATGTAAATATTTGAAACTAAATAAAAAAATTCCTTTACATAATTATGGAACCCCAATTAGAAATTGGTTACATGCTCAAGATACAGCAGATGCTGTTATTACAATTATTGAATCAGGAGTGAAAAATGAAATTTATAATATTTGTGGAGGATTTGAACAATCTAATTTAGATACCGTAGAAAAAATTATTACATTATATAAGAACATTTTGATACCTAATAAGATTAATATGCATAAATATTGTGATTTTTCATTTAATAGAATAGGTCAAGATGTTAGATATGCTTTAGATGATTCTAAATTGAGATCCCTAGGGTGGGAACCAAAAATGAATTTTGATAAAGAATTAAAAAATATAATAGAATATTACAAAGATAAATTTATATGGTAAATAGAAAGGTTTTAGAATATTTAATAGATTGTTTATTACATAACAACATTGATACTTTCTTTTTAGTAACAGGAGGAGCCATAGTACCTACTGTAGATTATATAGGTCAAAATCCAAAAACAAAATATTATTGTTTTCAACATGAACAATCAGCTGCAATGGCTGCCGAAGCCTATTTTAGAACAACTGGAAAGTTGGGAGTAGTATTAAGTACTAGTGGACCTGGAGCTCAAAATTTATTAAATGGGGTTTGTGGATGTTGGTATGAATCTATACCTTGTTTATTTATAACAGGGCAGGTTAGTACATATGAATCTATAGATAGTATTTCTACTCAACCAAGACAATTGGGATTTCAAGAAATGCCCGTTGTTGAATCATTTAAACATTTTACTAAATTTGCTAAAAAAATAAATGATACCAATGAATTCCAAAACGACTTAGAAAATGCTATAAAAAATTGTTTTGATGGAAGACAAGGTCCTAGTTTATTAGATATTCCAACCAACATTCAAAATAGTATTATCAATAACGAATTAATAACTTTTACATTAAATCCTAAAATTATTGATGCAAATTTAGATGATAAAATACAAATTATTAACGAAAAATTAAAATCAAGTAAAAGACCATTATTATTAATAGGACATGGAATTAGACTATCAAATTCAGTAAATAAAATTAATGTCTTAGTTAATAAATTAAAAATACCATTTGTAACATCTTGGGGTGGATTTGATATAATACCTCATGATCATTCTCAATTTGTTGGAGATATAGGAGTGTATGGAAGTAGGGGAGGAAATTTTGCTATCCAAAATTGTGATTTACTAATATCAATAGGTTCTAGATTAGACACCAGACAAACTGGGGGTGATTTAAAAACATTTTCTAGAGAATCATTTAAAGTAATGGTTGATGTAGATAAAAATGAAATATTGAAAGGTAGAGGATTAAATATAGATCTACCTGTTATTTGTGATGCTGGAGTTTTTATTGAAGAATGGAGTAATAATTTATCTGAATTTGAAATAGATCAAAATTGGATTAATAAATGTAATGAATGGAAAAATCTAAAATTAGATAATAGATCTCTCAAACCAAACGTTTTGACTTCATATGAATTTTTAGAATATCTAAATACACAATTACCAAATGATTCAATAGTATTACCTGATGAAGGAGGACATTTAGTTTGGTCTATGCAATCTTTGAAAACAAAACCTAATCAAAGGATATTCTCTAATTTTGGAAATTCATCTATGGGTTGGGGTTTACCAGCAGCTATAGGAGCAGCCGTTGATACAAATAAAATGATAGTTTGTATTGATGGTGATGGTGGATTCCAGATGAATATACAAGAACTTCAAACTATTAAACACTATAAACTACCTATTAAAATATTCATTATGAATAATAATTGTTATGGAATTATCAAACAATTCCAAGATGCTTATTTTAATTCAAGGTATACAGCAACAGAAAGTCATGATTATAGTGTACCTGATTTTATAAAAATAGCAAATGCTTATGGAATAAAATCGATAGAGGCTAATAAAGATAATTATAAAGATGTGGTTAGCTTGGCTCTTGAAGAAAAAGATAGTATATTGGTGAACGTAATTATAGATAGAGAACAAAAATTAACACCTAAACTTGAATTTGGGAACCCATTAGAAGACATGTCCCCATATCTTACTGATGAACAAATCCAAAATAATATGATTATCGATATGATACCAAGAAGAGATAATACTCAAGGATGGGTAACATTAAATAAATAAATTAAAATAAATTATGGCAGCAGATAGTAAAACTAAAAAAACAATTTTGACCTTAACTAATAATAAGGTTAAAGGTGAAAAAACGGTTCTTGTAACAGCATATGATTACCCTCAAGCTATTTTAGCTGATAGAGCTGGAGTAGACTGTATTTTAGTAGGTGATTCATTAGGAATGACCCAACTAGGATATAAAACAACAATTCCAGTTACAATGGAAGATATGATTAGAAGCTGTGAAGCCGTTAGTAGAGGTTCACAAAATGCCTTTTTAATAGGAGATATGCCTTACATGTCTTATCAACAATCAGACGAATTAGCTATTGAAAATGCTGGTAGATTTATTCGTGCTGGTATGGATATGGTAAAAGTGGAAGGAGCTATGGTTGACCGTGTAAGAGCTATATCCAGAGCAGGTATTATGGTTATGAGTCATTTAGGATTAACACCACACACTAGAGCTAAATTAGGTGGGTATAAAGTTCAAGGAAAAACAGCAGATCAAGCAGATATCATTTTACAACAAGCTTTAGCTTTACAAGAAGCAGGATGCTCAGCATTATTATTAGAAGCTATGCCTAAAGAACCAGCAGAAATGATTGCTAAACAATTATCTATCCCTGTATATGGAATTGGTGGGGGAGATGGAGTTGATGGTCAACTAGTAATTTTTCATGATTTGACTGGTTTATTTTGGGAATTTAAATCTAAATTTGTAAAACGTTATTGTGAAGCTGGTAAAATTATCCAAGATGCTTTGGAACAATATGTTGATGAAGTCAAATCAGGTATATTTCCCTCCTCAGAAAATTTCTATGAAATTAAAGAAGATGAATTAGAAAAATTATTAGGGGATGATAAATGGAAATATGAAAAGGATAGAGTTGAAAATAATGCTGTTCCTAATCATAGTGTTACCCCTATAACTTCAAGACCGACTGAGATAAAAAGATAATGAAGAAAATTTTAATTACGGGAGGAAATGGATTTTTAGGTTCTAATTTAGTTAAAAGATTATTAAAGGAAGGTCATAGTGTTTATGTTCTTTCTAGGAGTAATGTTAATTTAGAAGATGTACTAAGTAATATAAAATTTAATTCTGCTTCAAATAAAGATTTTTCATTATATAAAAAAGACATTTATAAATTTTCACCTGATGTAGTTTTTCATTTTGGGTGGAATGGAGGAAATAATTATAAAGATGTTAATGATATATCTCAATTTTATGATAATGTTGGTTATGGTATTGAATTAATTAATATTTTAAATGAATTGCCTAAAAAACCTAAATTCATTGGTATTGGGAGTTTTTCCGAATATGGAGAACAAAAAAATATTATAACTGAAGAAACATTAGAACTACCTTTAAATTTATATGGTTTATCAAAACTTACATTTAAAAAATATAGTGAAATGCTTTGTAAACAATATGAAATGGAATGGGTATGGGTACGTCCATGCTATGTATATGGACCTAAAGACGTTCCTACCAGATTAATACCTACTCTTATAAATAAATTTTTAACTAATCAACCAGTAAAATTAGATAAATGTGACACAATTATTGATTATATATACATTGATGATTTTATTAATTTTATTTATAATTTAACTCTATCTAATAATACAGGAACATATAATATATGCTCAGGACAAGAATATGAATTAAAATATGTTATTTCTCAATTATATGATTTAGTGAACAGTAAAAGTGATATTACATTTGATGGTATAAATATGAAATCATCTGTTTCAAAATATATTTGTGGAAGTAATGATAAAATAAAAAAAGTCACAAACATAGACTGTGAAACAGATTTAAAAACAGGATTAATAAAAACAATAAATTATTATAAAAATAACAAATGATGTATATAGAATCTTTATAAACAATGAACTATAAAATTACTTGTCATTTAATGCCTTGGGAATTAGATTATGCTTTATTATCTTTTATCCAATTAAAAAAATCTAAATATTATATCAATGATAATGATAGAATATATATTGATGTGACTTTAAACCTATCTAGTTATCTAATTAATTGGAGTAAAAGTAAATTATCTAAAGAATTTTTTATTTCCAAATTTAAGAACTTCCAACCATTATTGAAAGATTATATTTGCAAATTTAAAATATATGACGGGGATGAGTTATATGGGGGTTTAAACACAACATTTGAAGCTACAGAAGAACATATTGATCACTATATGATCCTAAACCCAGATATGTATTTTAGTGAAAATTTATTAGCGTATTTAATAGAAAGTTCTAAAATTATTAAAAATGAATATTTTATTATTACCCCTCAAATTCCTAAACTTTGGGATTATACTTGGGATCCCTTAACCCACCCCCAATATCAAAGTACATTATATAACAATTGGAAAGACATAGATGTATATGATGTTAGATATTTTTTAAAAAATAATGAAGAACCTATAATTCTAACCCCTTTAGATAATCATAAATGGGCTGGGTGGATGGATTTATATAATAAAAAAATGTGGGAGACCTTTTACTCAGTTAAAGAATGGAATGGATATGGAGCTCATGATTGGTATACAATGTTATTAACCCAATACGCTAAAGATAATGGAGTAGATATTCAACAATATATTTTAGAAAATCAAATAGTATGTGAATATGAATCAGGTCCTCTTAAAGAAAATAACTTATCTAAACATTATAAAGATATGATATTATTAAATAATATACCAAACCAACGCCAACAATTTGAATCCAAAATACAAGACTACCTAAATAAGGGAATCCAGTCTTTAAAAAAGAAGAAAATATTAAAATGAAAATATTTACTAATTTTAGAAGTGAGAATGATCCTGATTATGATGGGATTAAAAAAATATGTAAAAATAAACCTATAACACTTTTTTATGATTATATTCCTCAAAATATAGATCAATTAAAAATAAATCCTTATAATTTTATATGGTTAGTAGAACCTAATGAATTTTTTGGGATTCATACTTGGGTATTTAATAATTATCACTTATTCACGGGGATATTAACATGGAATGATAAAATATTAAAAAATTGCCCTAATGCTGTTCTATTTCCATTTAATGTTGACGGTGGGGGAATGTATGAAGTAACAGATGAGGAATTTGAAAAATTTATTAAACAAAAAGAAAAAAATAGAAAATTTGAAGTTAGCTTCCTTAGTGGAGCTAAAACCTTAGTTGAAGGTCATAGATTTAGACAAGAAATATATAAGATAGGAGATCAAATTACCATCCCTAAAAAATGGTTTCATACTTTAGAAGATTTTGATAAAGAAAATTTTGCTAAAGGAGGGATAGGGCGACCTGATAGGATATGGGGAGCAAAACAAAAATGCTTTAATGAGTCTATGTTTCATATAGGAGTGGAAAATGTTTGGTATAATAATTGGTATACAGAAAAAATAGCTGATTCTTTTATTACTAAAACAATTCCTATTTATAAAGGATGCCCTAATTTAGAAGAATTAGGATATGATGAAAGGGGTATTTTAAGATTTAACACTATACCTGAGTTAATATCTATAGTTAATTCACTAACCCCGGATATATATGAGAAAATGAAACCCTATATAGATCATAATTATAATGAGGTAAAGAAAAATAGAACTAAACCTTTATTAGATTTCTTTTTTAAAGAATTTATTAAAATTAATAATCTTTGATAGATACTCATATATTTATATAAAATAAAATAAAAAAGTTATGAAAAAAGTTTTAATCACAGGTGGAGCTGGTTATTTAGGTTCTGTTTTAACAGAAGTTTTAATCAATAAAGGATATGAGGTTACAGTAGTAGATAATCTTATTTATAAACAAACATCAGTAGCCCCCTTCACTTACCATCCTAATTTTGAATTTATATTAGGTGATGTAACTAATGAATTGTTACTTAAATCATTAGTAGAAAAACATGATATAATCATCCCATTAGCTGCTATTGTAGGTATGCCTGCTTGTAAAGCTCAACCTGAATTAACTGTAAAAGTTAATTACGAGCAGGTTAAAAATATTACTGAGTGGATAACTAAAGAACAAAAAATTATCATTCCAAACACAAACAGTCAATATGGTTCTTCAACTGAAATCATTACTGAAGAATCCCCATTCAAACCACTTTCATTATACGCTGAAACTAAATGTAATGCTGAAAAAGCAGTACTAGACTCAGGTAATGGAATTGTTTTAAGATTAGCCACTGTATTCGGTATGTCTTATAGAATGCGAATGGATTTGTTGGTTCAAGACTTTGTATATAAAGCAATGACTGATGGTTATTTGGTATTATTTGAATCCCATTTTGTTCGCAACTATATTCATGTTAGAGATATTGCTAATACGTTCTTGTTTATGATTGAAAACTATGATAAATGTAATAATAATGCGTTTAACGTTGGTTTAACCTCAGCAAATTGTACTAAACTTGAATTAGCCCAAACTATTCAAAAATACATTCCTGATTTAGTAATTGTTGAAAATAATTTCAAACAAGATTTTGATCAAAGAAATTATATGGTTTCAAACACTAAACTAGAATCTAAAGGATGGAAACCAGAATATAGTTTAGAAGATGGTATTAAAGAGTTAATTCAAGGATATCAATTAATCCAAAAATTCAAAAATAAAGATTTCACAAATTTATAATTATGAAAGAAAAAAATATATTAGTAATATATAATATTTGTGGAATTAAATTTGATAATTTAGAAATGTGGTTAAACCATGTTCAAGATATTTTAAATCAAAAATATTCTAAATTTACAGTTGCCATTTCAGGATGTGTTGTTTCTGATAATAGTAAAAAAGAATTAGAAAAATTAAAAACCAAATATTCCAATGTAGTTTTTAATTGGATAGAAGATATTCTCCCAGTAAATGTAACCTTTAACCATACCGCTCAGATTTGTACTGAACAGTTAAGAGAATTTGATGGTTATCTTTATATAGCATCTGATGTTAAATTTGGTAATGATACTGAAGTTTTACAAAAATTATCATATCTTCATCAAAATAGTAATAGTGCTATTACATATGCTTTAGTAAATAATGACCATGGTTTAGATGGATGGTATCCTGAAGTTTGGAGTGACTTAGATAATTTATTAGAAACTGATCATTTCTATATCAATATAGGAAAAACAGCAAATATGCATGTTGCATTATTTGATAAAGAAATTTATACTAAATACAACTCTCAAATCATCCCAGACATTTTTGCTACTCATTGTACTGAAACTACATATAGTTATTTAGCAGCTTCATTAGGTAAAAAGTTTGTTATTCATAATAAAGATATTATGTTGGGTCATATTGGTTTCGCTGATGGGCATAGTATTGGGTTTATTGGAGAAATTAAATATGATGATAAATTAAGTTGGAAACACTTATTTAGATCATCCATATCAGCTGAAGAGAGATTATTAAGCGAAGAAGCAAAACTTAGCGGTTTTGGTTATGGAGAATGGAAAGAAGTTCTTATGCCAGGAGAATACATTTTACATCGAGATAAAACCATGTATGATGAAGATGAAAATCATATAGAACCTCAAAAATTACTTGATTTTCTTAAAAAAGCCATTTATCTTTCTCAAGATGAATTTAATTATAGCGATATTAAATATCAATTCATAACATGATAGATGTATTATTTATTACCCCAGGTAATGCTAACGGAATATATCAAAATTTAGCTGATAATTATGCCGCTATTGAACCACCAACTTGGGCTCTATTACTAGCCCAATCATGTCGATCTATAGGACATACTGTTGCTCTTATAGATGCTAACGCAGAACAGTTAGACAAAGAAACAGTAGAACAAAGAGTAAGAGAGTTAAACCCACGTTTAGTTTGTTTTGTTGTCTATGGGCAGAATGTCAACTCAGGCACAGTTAATATGAGTGGTGCTACCTATTTATCTAAACATTTGAAAAAAGTAGGTATAAATATTCCTATAGCTTATATAGGCTCATATGTACAAGCTGTTCCAGTTAAAGCTCTTGAAGAAGAATCATCAATTGATTTTGCTTTCACTAATGAGGGAGTTTATGCTTTAAGAAATATACTAGCCCAAGAAATAATAGATCTTAATAATTTAAACCATATTAAGGGTATTGTTTGGAGAGAAAATGGAGTCCCAAAAATAAATGGGGCTGAAAAAATAGTCCCAAATGATAAAATGGACATTGACCTACCTGGGTACGCTTGGGATTTGCTTCCAATGAAAGAAAAACCACTTGATCTATATAGAGCTCCTATGTGGCACGCTGAATATGATCAAAATAAACGCTCACCTTACGCTGCTATTCAAACCTCTTTAGGATGTCAATTTGGATGTGACTTTTGTATGATTAACATTTTAAATAGAAATGATGAGGAGGAAATTGGAGTAGCTGGAAATTATAGCTTAATGAGACATTGGTCACCTGAGTTTATTATTAAAGAATTTGATAAATTAGTTGATTTAGGTGTGTATACCATTAAGATAACTGATGAGATGTTTCTATTAAATAGAAAATATTATGTTCCTCTTTGTGAACTACTAAGAGATAGAGGCTATGGTAAATTCCTTAGAATGTGGGCATACTCAAGAGTAGACACTGTTCGACGTCCTGAATTACTTAAACTAGTAAGAGAAGCAGGTATTAAATGGTTAGCGTTAGGTATTGAAAGTGGTGACAAATCAGTTCGTTTAGAGGTATCTAAAGGAAAATTTGAAGATGTAGATATTAATAAGGTAATTGAACAGGTACATGAAGCTGATATTGAGGTGATGGCTAACTATATTTTTGGACTCCCAGGTGATACTAAAGAGAGTATGCAAAAAACTTTGGAATTATCAAAAGAGTTATGTACATTTGGATGGAATGCTTATGCCGCTATGGCTTTACCTGGTAGTCAATTATATAAAAATGCCTTAATGAATAAAATATCTTTACCAAATACTTATGAAGGTTATTCATTTCATAGTTATGATACACTACCTTTACCTACTGACACATTAAGTGCTGCTGAAGTGTTAATGTTTAGAGATAAAGCCTTTGAAGAATATCATTTATATCCTTTATTTCAAGAAAAAGTAAGGACTAAATTTGGTCAAATAGCAGTTGATAATATTAATGAAATGTTAAAAATTAAATTAAAAAGAAAAATAATTGAAAATGAACAATCTTCTAACTAAAGAACAATTAATCTTTTTTGAAGATAATATAGCTGAGTGTTTCAATAACGCTATGATTAAAGCTCCTATTCATTTATACTATGGAAATGAAGAGCAAATGATTGATATATTCAAAAAAGTACAACCTGAAGACTGGATATTTTGTACTTGGCGTTCACATTATCAGTGTTTACTTAAGGGAGTACCCCAAGAACAGATAAAAAAAGATATATTAGAAGGTAAATCTATTACCCTCTGTTATCCTGAATATAATATCTACTCCTCAGCTATTGTAACAGGTAATATTCCTATTGCTACAGGTGTTGCTTTAGATATTAAACACAAAGGAGGAACAAATCATGTTTGGTGTTTTGTAGGTGATATGACATCTGAGACAGGTACTTTTTTTGAAAATTGGAAATATGCTGTTAATCATGATTTGCCTATTACATTTGTAATTGAAGATAATGGCAAATCAGTTTGTACAACTACTAAAGAAGTATGGAATGATGATTTATATTTTAAAAATGAAACAAGAAAGATAATTTATTATCAATATGAAACTAAATATCCCCACGCTGGGGCTGGTAAGCGAATTCAATTTTAATCATGAAATACTTTGACGAATTAAAACGATCAATGGATTGGCTTAACGAAAAGCCAGATACATTCTTTTTAGGCCAAGCTGTAACATACGCCGGCACAGCTATGACTAATACAGTTAAAGATGTTAATCCATCTAAAATGTTAGAAATGCCTGTAAACGAAGATATGCAGATGGGAATGACAATTGGAATGGCGTTGAACGGTACTGTTCCTATCTCAATTTATCCACGTTGGAATTTTCTTTTATTAGCTGCTAATCAAGTAGTTAATCACCTAGATAAAATGAAAATAATGTCAGGTGGTGGGTACACACCTAAAGTAATCATTAGAACATCAATTGGATCACAACGTCCTCTTCACCCCCAACATCAACATATAGCTGATTTTACAGCGGGATTTAAAGCAATGTGTGATTGGGTTGATATTATTAGGCTAGATGAACCTCATCAAATATTTGAAGCTTTTCAATATGCTTACGAAAGAACAGATAATCGTCCTACTATTTTAGTTGAATGGGGAGATTATTATGGAGAAAAATAATATAAAATATAATAAATAATAACAAAATGAGTTACGTTGATGGATTTGAAAAACTAGTGAAGGATTATAGAAAACCTAATATGGTTGTGGCTGAAATAGGGACATATGATGGTACTACAACTAAATATGTTGCTCCCATAGTGAAAGAAGAAAATGGAAAATATATAGCGGTAGACTGGTTTAAAGGAAATGAAACATTAAGAGCAGGTCAACCTGGATTTTCACATGGTTATGATGAAAATCAACATGACATTGTGTTGGGTCTTTTTATGTATAATATTAATAAAATAGATTGTAATGATATAACTACAATATATGATATGACTTCATTGGAAGCAGCTACAATTATAGAAGATAAATTTATAGATATTTGCTTCATAGATGCTGATCATAGATACACGGCTGTAAAAGCAGATATAATAGCTTATGCTTCTAAAGTTAAAGATGGAGGTATATTATGTGGTCATGATTTTGATGGAGGTGAACAGTGGTTTAATGAGTTTAGTGATGAAGAATTAGAACAAGATGTATCTAGAGGAGGATACCACGCTGGTGTGACTCAAGCTTTAGGTGAGTTGATTGGATTTGAAAAAATTACCAAATATCCAAATACAGTATGGGCTGTCAGAATAAACAAAAATCGAGAATTTGAAAAATTATAATATGAATAATTTTTATTTACCATTAATGAGTGATAATATTGATAAAGAAGATATTAAATCACTAATTAATTTTTTAGACCAAGAGCAAATACCTAAATTAACCTT